CTCGACCACCATCAACACCAAAGTTAAGGATTTCATCCTCTATGTGTTCAAGGTGAAGGTTTTTGCCTGCCTTGTCCTCTGTGAGCATTTCTTTGAATGATATCATTTTGTTACCTACTTACAAAAACAGTCCAGCTAACACCAATTGTATCATCAAAATAAAATTCGCTGCCTTTTTTATATTTTCCTTGATTTGTAGAAGAATAACAAGCTCTCGTTATAGATATAGGCCGTAATCTAAATTTTATATTTATTTTAGCATCATTTTCATATTCTACTACTGTATCATCAACAGTAGTAGAATTCTCTAATATTTCAATAATTTTTTCTAAATCAACATCTTTATTGACTGTTTCAACAATAATATACTCTGCTGGATACTTATTAGTACTTGAACCACCAATAACATTTTTCAAGAAATTGGTATAATTTCTACCTAAAATTTCTTTTAATGATTTATATATATTGTTTACTTTGAAGGATGATTTGATTTTAGTTTCACCAAACCTATTCTTAGGGTCATTGACTAAAGCTTTAGCGATTATAGCTCTACTAGATGGGGGTATTGATAAAGAACTGACTTTAAATTTACGACCAGCTTTAGTTAAACTTTTTACTCTTTTAACCTCTCCAGATGGAATTAATTCCATCATAGCATTATATTCTCCTTTAACTGCATTTTTAAATGTCAAACTTTTAGACAGCGTTTTAGCTTCATCTTTTAATTCTTTAACTAATAAATCTTGAGGAGGGCCTTCTATATCAACACTCTTTAGCAATAGTCTAAGTTTGTTTTCATTCATCCAATTTTCAAAAAACCCAAAATTAGGTTTTTTCATACTAATACCTATTTCTTTTCCAGTTGATGTAGTGATTGATATATCTGCTTTTGGCTCTGGATTGCCGCCACCCAACTGTNTAGAACTTACAATTTCATATTTCTCGGTTCCTAATTTTATATCAAATGGTGCAAAATAATTAATAGCATTTACAANATTTCTTTCACTCTGTTGACCTGATGTTGATGTTTTTTCAAATAAGTCTTGAATCCTGTCAACATGATTGACATAGGATTCGTCTCTCGGTTTTACTTGATGGATATATTTTTTAAGTGACAATCGCTTTCTCCATATAATACAAATAACTCTACTTATTTATAAAACATAGAAATGCGATTGTCAAGGAATTTNATTNGCCATAGTGCGATTCTGGCTCAAGTGCAATGTAATATCCAATATCTACACTTGTATTATGGAAATAAGAAATCTTTTTAGAACTGACTGAAACATCATATGTGCCAGGCATCAATTTTAGATTCTCAACCTTGAACCAAAATGCATAGTCAACATCAGAATCACTTTTAGCGACATTCATGCTGAACGCATTTGCAGTTTGGTTCTTCTTATCTGTAACCTTTAGACTACCATTCTCTAGAACCATGTCAGGCGCACCGATAACTGCGGCAGACTTTGTGATTTGAGATAGTTCATCACTTGATAGTGTAAATGTAACCTCTGTAGAAGGCATGGTAATATCTTTTGTTACTGTGGTCACAACACTAGGGTCAGAATACCAATACTTCAGAGAAGAGGTTTTACCCTCATTACCCATCATGACATATTCATCTTGAAAATCTAGTTCTGGACTTTCAAACAGAGACATTGCAGCCAGAAACTCATTCAAGTCATAGATGGCAACATCCTTCTCAAAAGTTTCTTCGACCTTTGCTTGTGCTACAATATTTTTCATCGCAGACATCGTAACCAGATTATTGCTTGCACCGATTTTAAGATTCTGATTGATAGACGAATAGTTCTTCAATACAGAAATAGTTGTATCACTTAGTTTCATTTTCACTCTCTTCCATTTCATTAATGTATAATGCTATAATACCATAGTGGATTACTTTTAACAAGTCCCTACGGTTCTTACCACCTTTTTTTCCGTATCGCTGTGCATACTTCATAATGTTACCGATACAGAAACCTTCACCGTGGCCACCGTCTATGATAAACTCTGTAGCTTGAAACTTGTTCTTACTATAGTGTTCATCATAGGTGGAGTCAATGTACTCTTGCAACTCAGCGAGTGTATTGCCTTCGTTGTACTTGTAGTCTATGTCTTTACTTTTCAAGATTATCTCTTTCCGCTCTGGCTTTTGCAAGAGCTTCTTGTTCCCACTTTTGATTTTCAATCGTTTCAAAATATTGATTTTTTTGTTCTTCAGTTGCACCTTTTAACAGGTGTTCATCCGAAAACTCAACATTCCAATTCATTGCGATTGATAATCTCTCACCCTCTCCAGAGAATGGATACACCTCATGATGTAACCAATTTGGAAAGATAAACATTTGACCGACAGTTGGTTTGAGATAACACTGTCCATGTGGTCTAAGCATTTCAATATCCATACCGTGTCTTGGTTGCCAGACCATGCATGTCCATCCATCAATACCACCGGCAGCATTATTCAATTGTGGAGTAGTGCCATTTGGTATATTTCCTGTCTTCTTAATGTCTGGATATTCTTTCATAAGCTCTTCACTTTGAATAAGCTCGTTCCATTTTTCCTCAATGCAAGATGGATTTTTTAACCACATAAAACCAGACAGTCCAGCTAGAGTTGTGGTGCCGTGAGTATGCAAAGGATTATAATCACCAGCATAAGCATGATTAGTCCAAACTTCAAAACAATTTGACCTCGCTTGTACCCCTAACATTTCTTGCAAATACCTATCGCCAACAGAATCGAACAATTTTTTCAATAACTGTCCTACATCATTTTCCATATCAAAACCTACTTGTTTTGACTCCCCATTGTTCTTTAGTTGACCAACGAGTCTAGACCCATAGTTTTCGCCGCTCTCACGCAATAAATCTGTCTCTGCAATAATCTCATCAACTACCTCTTGGTCAAATTTTGCACTACCAACAATAACTGCTGGCTTGACATGTTCTTGCATAGGAATTCTATGTGCAATAGACTTTGGTTGTTCCACTGGAGCAGGAGTAGGCTCTGGTTTTTGCACTGGTTTCAACTCATCACCAAAAATCGCAGTGGTTTCACCAAAGACTCTAGTGTTAGGAACTAACTTAAATGCCAACGAAATTCTTTTGGGAGTATTCTTCTTATTGAACGCAAGTCCTCTATGTGGAATATTGCCTGTAAAAATAACAGAAGCATTGTATTGAGGAGAGACTTGCTTGATAACGCCAGGAGTTTCCTCAAACTCTGTTTCTCCACCCCAATCCAGACTAACATCTGGATTTAGATATACCAAAAGCGTATATCCAATATCACTATCTGGATGCCATTTACCATTACGGCCACAGTTTTGCCCGTTGAAATAAACTCGCTCCAGTGTAAAATCACTATCCAATTTAGAATTTACATGCTTTAAAAGATCAGAATTGAAGTATTCTAATTTTGAAACATCCCACATCTGGAAATCACTATCATCATCTGGAATAGAATCTTGAGACTCCCAAACCGGATTATGTAGATAACCGTGAATAATTTTCAAGTCACTATTGTCAAAGAAATTTTCATATATTTTAATCATAATATAATCCTAAAGGAAGAGGGGGATTTTGTCAACCCCCCTTTCCCAATTATTTTACCTCAATAAGTCGAGGCTTCTTCTCTTCTGGAACAACCCGCTCCAAATCAATACAGAGCAATCCGTTTTCCAGATTGGCACCAGTGACAACAATATCGTCAGCCAGTGTAAATTTGCGATCAAACTTCCGGTAGGAAATCCCACGATGATATGTATGTTCATCTTCGGGTTCTGCCTTCTTGTCTGACCTGACCGATAGAGTATTCTCGGTCACTTCCACCTCGATATCGTCCTTACTAAAACCAGCAAGAGCGAGTTCAATTGTATAGTTATATTCACCCCCTTTTTGGATGTTGTATGGTGGAAACCCTGTGCTTTGTACATTGTTATGAACATACTTCTGGAGTTGATCGAAGACCCGATCATATCCAACCGCATAGGGTGTAAGTTGATTGAAGTTGTCAAATAGACCTAGTGCTTTGCTTGTAACCATTGTTTATCTCCTTTACTAAGCAAGATTGTGTTTCGTATCCCATAAGGCGATACTTGTTAAAGTGAAGTGGTTTTTGGGGAGAACCACTTCAAAAACTCCCTTCCAAGGACTTACGAATTGCCCTGTGTCTCTTATATATAATCATTTAGTAGGTATTTTCAACCCCCTCTTCATTTTTTTCTTCATTTTCTTCACTCGACAATACACCGGCATCAACTTTNGTNTAGAGGTCAATGAAGGACTCTTTCGTATCTTCATCAAACCGTGCGACACACATTTCGATAGCGGTCATCTTGTTCTTGAATATAGTGAAGGCCTTCACAATGTGGTCTAACCGGCGAGTTGAGATAATCTCATCAACACCACCATCATAGAAAGTCTTACGGATGACTTCAGCCCATGTTACTAGATTGGTGGCAAACTCCTCATCCACTTCACCGTATTTCTTCATGGACCCAACCACAATCTTTTTCTCGACAGCGGCAGTAGGATAGGGCTGCTCGACAGTGATGGCAAACCGCTCAAGGAAAGCTTCGTTGAGGATGTTAGTTCCAATGAACCGTCCATCTTCAGAACCCTTGCCCTTAGTGTTGGCAGTGGCCATGACGTTGAACCCATCTTTCGGAGTGATCCACTTGTTGATCTTTTTCAAGAACACGCCCTTACCTTCAAGCACAGGCTGCAATGCAAGCATCTTGTTTGAACCAAGGTCACACTCATCAAGCAACAACGTGCAACCACGCTCCATCGCTTCGATAACAGGACCAGGCACAAACTTGGTTTCACCGTTTACCAAACGGAAACCGCCAAGCAAGTCATCCTCATCAGTCTCAATCGTGATGTTGAGTCGGATCAACTCTTTACCAAGTTCGGCGTGTAACTGTTCGACCATCAGAGTCTTACCGTT